AAACCTATACATTCTTTGCCAAAGAATCTATACCTTCTTTTCCTCGCCCTCCTTTGGCGGTGTCGGCTGTTGCGGTTCCTGAGTGGTCGGTCTGCCGCCACCTGCCACGTCGCGCAGTTTGGCACTGCCCAGCTCTGCCAGGTTGGTGAGCACATAGACGATGTTGCCATTGTCCACGCTTGGCATGTCTTCCTCGGCTCGCATCTCGTTCACGGTCATGATGCCCGTGCGCAACATGCTCTCGTAATACTTCGCCTTGGCCGTCGGGTCCATCGTCATCAGCGGCTTCTCGCAGACGTGAATGTCCTTCACACCGTAGCCGCTGAATCCTATGAGCTTGCGAAACAGCTCCTTTTCCATATCCTTTGCGTCGGGGATGATGGTGCGCGTCAGATACTCCATCGTCGCGTCGCCATAGCTGGTGTAGTGTGAGTTGGTGTCGAGCATCAGCAGTGGGCGTGGAGTCGCCCAGAAGCGTGCCACGTCGTCGAGTGTCAGTCCGCTTTGCTCCACGGCCTGCATCTCGGCTTGCGTCATGCTGATCTGGTTGACGTGCGTCAGGTTCTGAATGGCTATCACATCCTGCTCGTAGATTTCCTTGTTCACCTGCTTGGCCATCTCCTTCACCTGGTCGGGGTCGAATCGTCCGTTGGCAATCGGGGCCACACCGCCGCTCTCGCCACCCTCGCTCAGGATGAGCTTCACGCGGCCACCCTTTCCGGCAGTCTCCAAAGCCTGCGCCCTTAGCGTCTTGTTCAGCGTCAGCGTCTCCAGCGCAAAGTCAAGCGTCGATTTGCCCCACACGCCGTTTGCATAGCGGAACGTGTTCGGGAAGTGCAGCACGTCCGATGCCGGTACGTTCGGCCTCGTCTCGTAGCCGTGGTCGGTCAGATACGTCAGGCTCACGTAGTTGCCCTCCGCGAGATTGTACGCACAGCTTTTCACCAGCCACAGATACTTCGGGAAGTCAAACTCGTCGCGCTCGATATACACAAAGCCGTTGCCCGTCATCAGTCGGTTGATGGTGATCAACTCCCACATGCTTGCCGCCGACATAATCGGGTTAGGCTCCTGCTGTAGCAGATAGTTCATGCGCTTGCCCAGTCCACGCATATCCACCACGAAGTTGCCTTTCTCGAAGTCTTTCTTGCGGTATTGGATAGGCATCATTCCAATGTTCTTGGCTCGCAGTTCGACGGCACGGTACACTGCCGACACCGTGAGAGCCGTCAACGGATCACGGGCATAGACGATGCGCTCCTGATAGCTACCGCCAGTCACGTTGCCTTTGTTGCTCGGATGGTTCGGGTCGGTGGTCACGGGCACGCGAGGCGCACCGATTGGTGAAACCTCGCGGAAGTTCAACGCCTCCGTCGGCACAGCCTGTCTGAATAGATTACTAAAAAATCCCATATCTATTTCTTTTTATTACTCTTGCGTTTTTGCGCTTTGGGTTTACCCGCAGGCTTCTCCGGCGCTGGTGTGCCCTGCGCTTCGTCGAATGTAGGCGGAGCAATTACTGATGGATCGCCATTGGTGGCTATCTCGTCGGCGGGTGCCTCCGTAGGTTCGGGCTCAGCTGTTGGCTCGGGCTCCCATTTCTCGCCGCGCAGGATGGCCTCCTTCTCGGGGGTGCGCTCGTTGATGTTGAAGAAGTCGTCCACCATCGTGGCCTTGCGCTTGTCGTTGTGCTCCTGGCTCACGTTGATAAATCCGCGGCCTATCTTGCCCACGTACTCCTCGGCGGTCTTGGTCAGGTAGTGATCAATCCATGCCACCTTGTGCACTGGCTCGATGGCTGGGTACAGATTCACCTCTTCGCCGATGGCGTTCACCACCTTCAGCGGTCCCATGCGATGGGGTACGTGTGGCTGCACCTGGAAGTCGAGGCCGAACAGTCCGCCACGCACGAACGACTTCACGAACTCGCAGCCATTGTCGCAACTTGGCGCAGCCTTGGCCACGGTGAATCGCTCGCTCATCGGGCGCGGATCGTAGTGCACGAGTCCCGAGTCGGTCATCACGCGCCACGACAGAAGCACCACGTCGCCCTGCATCTCGCCCAGATATTCGGGCAGCGTGCGGCCGTCCTCGATGCGCACCAACTCGTCGGCATCCAGGAATCCTATCCAGCCGTACTCGCGCCAGTGGCGCATATAGCAGTCGGTGTATGCCTTAACCTGTGCGCCCAGGCCCACGGCTGTGTAGTCTATTATCTCCACCGCGTCGCCGTAGCCCGTCAGCACCTCGGCAGGGCGCTCGTCACCCTCGCGGCTGTTGTCGTATAGGAATATCTTCTTAACACCCAGCCCGATGTAGTGGTCGCACCACTCGCGCAGGTATGGGTTTTCGCAGCGCACGATGATGCACATGGCCACATCCGTAGATGTTACCTTGGCGTTGTCGGGCTGCACCTCGATGGTGCTGTGTTCGTCGGTGGCCCAGTGCTGTCGGCGCTGGTTAATCCACTCCAGCTGCTGCTTCAGGTTGTCGATTTTCCACGAGCCTCCGTGGTAGTGGTCCATCAGCGGACGGATATCTATCTTCAGTCCGTTGATGCCGTTCTTGTGGCTGCGGATGTCTTCAAGGAACGAGGCTCCGGTGTCGTACCAGTTACCCTTGGTCATCTCGCCCTTCTGCAATGCCCAGCATCGATTTGGATCGAAATAGTCCACGCCCTTCTCTCTGCACATAGGCACATTGATGAAACAAAGGAATGGCACCAGGCGGTCGATGTTGTGCGGATTGCGGGCAATAAGGCCTGTCTGAATGTGTCCCACCGTTCCGTGTGTATAGTCGAACATGTGGTCTACCGACTGCTTGATGATAATGTCGCTCTCCATCAGCAGAAATCCGTCGGGCAACAGCTCGAACAGCTTCTGGATGGTGATGATGTGCTTAAAGCTGCCGTAGTTGCTCTGCATGGCAAATCGCGGCTCGCGCTCAGGGTATTTCGCCAGCTCCGCATCGAAGTCTATCACCTGTCCGCTGGTGTTGTCGATCACTCGCACACCGTCCATCTGTTTTGTGAATGGTCGGCGGTCGCTGTTGTCAAAAATGGTCACCTCATAATCCTCGCCGCCATGCTTGCGCAGGCTCAGGATTGCCGCCTCGGTAAGTTCGGGCGTGTTGTAGTGCACGATTGCTACTTGTCTTGTCTTCTTCTCCATAGTTCCAAAAAAATTAAATTTCACTTGATGATGGTTCGGGTTCCGGCTTGGGGACGATGTTCACCTGGGTGGTCATCTCCGTGGCGCGGATGATGATTTTATTCTGAGTGTAGTCGCTATTGAGCGACTGAATCTGGAATATCTTTCCCTGACACTCGATGAGCGATTCGCGGGTGATATCCTTAGCGACGTTCGCGCTGAAGTTCATTCGGAATATCACCGTATCGTATGCGTCGAGTGATCCTTCGCGAAGGGCTCGCGTACCTTTGTTGAACTCATACGATGAGCTCAGCGTGCCGGCACGACGATAGCCCGTCTTCTCGCCGAATGCCTTCTCAGCGGGTGCCACCTTATTAAGAATAGTCACCCGATGAAGTCGCATTCCTGGATTAAATCCTATTGTTGCCATAGTCGCGAGGGTTTAAGATTGGTGAGCTGCGGCCACAATATGATCGTCGGCCGTGCGGATGTAGTGGTCATCGGCTGTGATGATGCATCGCAGGTCGATGAGCATGTTCTTCTTACCTGTGAGTGTTATCTGACATGTTGAGCGCTGGCGGTTCTGTGCGGTGTACTGCACATCACTCAGGACGGCCTCGCCTGCCAGCAGCTGCTGCAACTCCTCGCGGTTCTTTTCGCCGCCGGTGGTATGCATCTGCATCTGAACACTTTGACCTATCATATCAGCCAATTCAGCCACGCCGATGGCTGCCAGCTGCTCGTCGTCGGTAACCACGGCGGTGGCCGTAGCGCTCCATTGAACACTGGCCACGCTGTGCTTGGTAAATCCGCCCTCGTCGTCCTTTGTCGAGTAGGGTGTCAGCTCCAGTTTCACCTGAAGCTGACACTCCAAAGCTGCTGCAATGGCTCGCGAACCGACGAAGAGTCGGAGGTTCTGTCCTTTGATTGTTGCCATAGTCGTCGAGGGTTTTTATTCTTCGGTTGAAACTGGCTGAAGTGCCTCGGTGTATGGAGTCCAGTCGATGCTGTCTTTCTCGGCCCAGCCTTCGGTCAGGCACTGCTGCTTCCAAGCCACGCATGCCTCGACAAAGTTCTTTAGCTCGGTTTTGGTGGTAAATTCCTGATAGATGGGAGTGCCGTCGGCTTCCTCGCCAATCTTGAATGTGGCGGGCACCACGGCCTGTGCAAAGTTCATCTGATTCTCCTCGCTCAGCCATACGGGTTTGTTGTTCCAAACGAATCCGCCGATGATCTTAGCCTTTACCTTCTCGTTGATGTCGGCGATGATGGCTGCCTTGGCCTGCTCGAATGATGGGCGTCCCTGCTTCTTATAGAAGTCAATCTGGAACCACTCGGCCATCTCACCCTCGGTGGGGTTCAGTCCGTAACTGATGATAACACGACTTGCATCCTCCTGAACGGGCGCAAAGTCTGCAACATTTCCACAATACTTGTTGTTCTGCATAATCGTCGAATTTTTTAATTAATACTTTCACTATCCTTCGCCCGATTATGCGGTATGGGTTTACT